GGTAATTCAATCGTACCATCGGCTTCTGGTATAACTTGCAGTATATGACCTGCATAAGCTTTACAAATAGCAGTAGCTGGACAGAATTTACACGTTTTCTCAGGTTCAGGTGCAAATGATGTGTACCAAGGTCTTGTTTGTATAAGCTCTGATATTTTTGTTACTACTTCTGCAAACTCACTTAATTCTTTACGAGTAATCTCCCAAATGCGAACAGGTGTAGTATTGTTACGATCTCTTGGTTGAAAGATCATAAGCTTTATTTTAAAATTAGCATTTAGTTCGTTTTCATCATACAGACTGCGTAATAATGATTCAGCATAGATTGCTAATTGGGGATTGTATTTAGCCTCTACGCTAACACCTGCTCCGTATTTTAAATCTAAAATAACTAAGTTGCTAGTATTGTGCCATGCAGCATCGATTTGACCATTACGCTCAGGCATATAAAACAAAGGTACTTTCTTTTCTATGATAAGCTCTGCTTGTCCATCAGGCTTATTTACTCTGACTAAATCAGCGTAGCTTCTGCAATAATCTAACATTTCTACGTCAGTAATCTGATCAATAAATGATGTCTCTCCAGATAGAAGTTTAGAAGCAAGTTCGTGAGCTTGTGTGCCTTCTTCAGCATATACTGTATCATCATCTGGTAATTCATTAGCATGATCTACTATAAACTGCGGTGAAGCAGTGCAATGCAACCATCTACTTGCAGCCGATGGCCCAAGATTAAGTTTCGAGTGCTTGTTTAAGGCGGTCATATACGGCTTGATGGTTAGAGGGATCAATGTCTGATAACTTCTTAACTTTAAAACTCTCGTTAATTTGTTTAACAACCGATAGTTTACCCGCTTCTAATAACTTATTCGCAACTGTACGAATGTCTTCTAAAGTTACTTTAGGTGCTGGTGGGATTGGTGGGGGTGGTGGAGTTACTACCACTTCGGGTATGGTAGGTATTTCAACTTGTACAGGTTTCTGTACAGTTCTAGAGGACAATAAAGCCTCGGTGTTTGCATTTAGTGCAGCAATAAGCTGGTCAATTTTTTGTTCGATCATAAAGGATTTGAGGGGATTTCTCCAAATTCTGGTGCATGGTAATACCAATATGTAGAGCGGATTAGATAAAATAATTGGCTCGTACTTGGTGCATTAAAGCGGTATGTGAAATGGCTTAGTGGTGCATTAAACGAGCAATAAAAGCCTTCTTTAAAATTATGGCCGAAAACCATATTCTCAAAGAAGCTCGTAATATCTTTAGGTAATTCTACACTACCAAATAAAGCATTGTTGTTCATTTGCTAAAAACAAAAACAGTTTTTGTTTTCTTGTCAATAACTAAATTAAATCAACTCTTTCAAGAGCTACTTCACCTGCATTACGGCGTAAACCCTTGACCCAAAGGATGTGTCTTTCGTCCTTGACACGGCATCTGCCAAATTTTGTCCAGCCTTTTTCTTTAAGTATAGCACTAAGACCTTGGTCAGTAAAATGCGGCAAGTTAGAAGACTGCAAATAGTTCCTAAGAGCTTGTAAGGATACCAAGTCCTTCGCAATGAGTGGGTGTGTATTATCGTGAAACGCTTCTTCAATGGCTGAAGCTAATGGCGTTGCAGCCATCTCAACTAAATTGTCAAAGTATTTAGTTTTAGGTGCACGGCCATTGGGGTTAAACTCCTCAGATATTTTCCACTGTTCAAAGAAAGCTCTTAAGCCTTCTGCATTGTCTCTTACCATTGTAAAAAGCTTATTAAAATACTTATCACCGCCCATCTCTTCCACCTGCTCGGGNTTTTGTAGTCGTGATTCTAATACAAAATAGCGTCTGTCTTGATCATTAATGGCTAGCGCATCATGGTGATTAGTGAAGAGTAAAAAGTTTACTGTATTATCTACGTTAACACTTGATTGGAATTTAATGTTAAGACTTATCTGGTCATCAGTAATAAGGGGTTTAATCTTATTCATGATTTCCATTCTGTTGCTACCAACAATACGAATCTCTTCGATCACTACTAACTGCTGACCATATGCCCAAGCGTTGAATGANCCGAGGATGTCATCAGTTCCTGCTTTCCTTACATTACCATCACCTAGTACTGCGTTCATTACTACGGCTAAGAATGTTTTACCGCAGCCTTGAGTGCCTTGTAAGATCGGCGCCCAGCGAATCTTGACCCCCGGCTTTTGCACATTAAACGCCAAGAAGTCTATCAGTATTTTCCTATACTCTTCCTCGGCTATGAGGTTAGTCATGTGCTCCATGAAAGTAGCACCTGCTTCAGCCATGGTATTTAAATTAGCTACAGGGTAATTAGCTTTATAGGTATTTATATATGGCTTACCCTTTACATTGATCAACTGTTTATCGCCCATTGAAGGGACATACAGTCTATTCTCCACTTGCGGTATGCCAACTGTATGAATTAAATAGTCCTTAGCACTTACTTTTTTACCATCAAGTCCAACAGGTACTTTGTAAATGGTTTCAATAACCTCGGGATCCCATCTGCGTTCTACTGAAGGTGTATAGTAATAATTATCGGCCGTAATAAAGACGATACCATTAGCCCATGAGGGTAGCGTGTAATTACTTTCTTCAGTTTCAAGGCGTGTAATATCCTTATTAAGTGTCGCCAGTGGTACATTTACTCCCTGCTTCTTTAACGCATCTTTAAGTGTAGCCACTAAACTTGCACGCTCAACCGCAGTTAATGTACTACCCGACTTGGCAATCTTTTTTAATCCCTGATCTAATAACTCCTGCTGAGTACGACCAAGACTGCGAATATAATCACCAATGGTTATAAATGTACGGTGACTAAGATTAGGACTCGTCCAACCCTTGGCTGCTGCTTGTTTAAAGAGCGAACGTATTGTAATTGGTACTCTATCCGTTGTCTGAGCTTTAATCGTTCCCCACCTATAGGCGGCATCTTTATCGCCGGGGTATTTCTTACCCTTACTACTCCACTCGTTCCATAGATCAAAACCTTCCTCGCCAAACTGATGCTTTAGTGCACAGGCAGCTGAGATCCAATCATCCATGGAGCAATCAGGATTGAGCATCTCAAGTGCTCCCTTGGCATCTTCCAAGGTCACCGATTCCAATGGCTCACGCAGATGCGATAAATCAGCCAAGGCTTTATCTGATAATGCACTTCCGTCAGGATTAGCCACAGGCATATCCTTATCAGGTATCAAGCACCCACGAGTTATCTCTTCACCCGCGTTACTCGCAATGATAGGACTCGTTGTATCGTCCTTAAATACACTTGGCAAGTACATCGCCTGTACAGGAATTAAAGACTCTTTAGTTACTGTCTCAAGTGCTAGCAAAGCTGCTACAGTTCTAACTGCTCTACTATACTCTGATAATGGTATATGGTCAGCCGCCACGAAGACACGAATCCTTGGCTTTTCATCTGTCGAACTGGCTGTGTGATACGCGGTATAACTATATCTCTTCAGCCCTTCAAAGCGTAAGTTTAATACTTTTTTAGATTGATCGTTATCATCTATATCTAATGCAATAAGATTACAGTGGATAGCTTTCTCAGTTTTACGCGGGCTTTTAGCCTCACCAAATGCTGCAGGTACTAAGTATGCAGTACGCTTGGCATTAGACTTATCATTATAAGCGAGTGCGTTGTATTCATCGCGGGTAATACTCAAACGTATTGGTTTTTCCAGTACGTTCTCAGTTAGTTCGGCAAAGGTTTGGTAGGGTAGCTTAGACACATTGCCAAGGTCGGTAGCTGTTCCTAGAAAGTATCTCATTTGTTTAACGATTTAGTAAGGCGTACGCCTACAAAATTGATTAGTCAATAGCTATTTGCATTGACCATGAAAATGAACTTATTAGCTTGCATAAGTGCACATGGGTAATGTGTCGGAGTTTTTTTCATTTTCTCTGGTTAGCATTTCGCCCTCGCGGTAAACACATAAAAGCCGCGAACACTTTTTTGCCCTCGTAGGATAATGGTTAGTCTACCAGAATTTCACTCTGGGCATCTCGGTTCGATTCCGAGCGGGGGTATTTTCCCTTGACACATTCCCTTTTATTAGAATTATAGACTACGTTTTATATTTGTATTTGTCTTATAATCATAACTAAAAGCCTCACTTAAACGGTGGGGCTTTTTAGTTGACCAAAAGCTAAATTAATAGTATTGCAGTTTATATGGCTCTTAACCGTCCTACATTCCAAGCGGGCACTTATCACGAGGGTAGAAAGAATATCTATCAGGGCGTGAATGAAATGTACATACCCTCTGCTACTCGCTTATCCCCTAAAGCCCCATTTAATCCAGCTCGCAACCCTTGGACACTAACTAATCCTATACGCCCTAACTTTAGTCCCCACCAAGCTGGCGTGGCATTAGCGAGTGAAGGTAGTAAAGCTGCTGCTCGTAAACTAGGATCACAGAAGTCATCAGAAAAGACTGAAGCTGCACAGATCAACGGCAAAGAAAGGTGGCCGTCCAAGAGGTACATGAGCGTTGGGTTATTTACACATTACACACCCCTAGCGTTGGGTTATTGATACCCCCCTAGCGTTGGGTTATTTACTATTATGCCATACAAATCTAAAGCACAACAAGGATGGGCACATACGCCTGCAGGTACTAAAGCATTAGGTGGTAAAAGTGCCGTAGCTGAGTGGGATAAAGCGAGTAAAGGGCTGCACCTACCTGCCCATGCCAATAGGATGGCTCGCCACAGTTACAATTCTACCCGCAAATCCGAGTTGCCCATGAATTTGGGCAAACAACCCGTTTAAGGGGTTGTAGTGGAAAAGTGAATACAAATTTTGTATCCGAAAAATAACTACATGTATCAATTTTTTGAATACATGTATCAAAAAAGTAAATACCTTGTATTTGAAAAATAAATACACGTATTGAAAAAACTAATACGCGTAGTTGTAAAGTAAATACGCCGTATTTACTTTTTAATTACACGCCGCGTATTAAATTTATAAATACGCCGCTTTTATTTACTTTTATAATTAGCCAGGTATCCCGAAAATACCGGCTTTTAAGTTATCCACCTAGATTCTAAATAGGCGCTTTAAGGCATTTTAAGGCCTTTTATAGCGCGCTATAGGTGCTTAAAAGACGTTTTAACGCGCTATAGTGCGCTATAAATAGCTTAAAAGCGGTTATAGTAAGTTTATTTCAAAGAACATCACGCCTAGATAACGCGTTTTTAATAGGGTACGCGTTTAATAGCGCATACGCATCTAATAGCGCGCCAAAGTTAAAGCGCAAAGTAAGGCCGCCCATTTGATAAGCGGCCTCGCTTTGACCTCTAATTTGCTCTCTATTAGAATAATAATTCTTGAGGCGATGTATCTATGCCTAGCGGCGTTGCCGCCTTACTATAGCTATTATAGCGGCCATAGTAGGCGGAGTCATCGTCTAAGCCAAGCGCACGCGCTGCCGCCGCCTCTCTAGCTGCACTGTATGGCGCAACATAAGGTTTGAAGGACTTTTGAAATAAATACTTACCCTTTTGGAATTGAGCGAAAGTATTGTCCTTAAAATCGCCAATCACTTCCGCGCCGGCAATTTTAAGCAGCGTATCTGTAGTCGCAAATGCAACGCCATGGCCCGACAATTTGCCCACCCTTAGTTGCGCCTTCGAATCGCGCACTACGCTTAAGAGCGCGCCGCCTTTAGCATCAACTTGCAAGTGCGCGAAAGCATAGTACCCCGATATATTAGCCGCCACGCTTTCAAGGCCTTTATCATTCCACGCTTTCATAATGTATTCGGAGTCGCACGACGTTTCCGTTAAATCGTAAACTTCCGAATCTACTACGCCATTATGAATTAAGGCTGCTTGGCCTTCTAACATAGGGTGGCAATTTTCTAAGCAGATATCGTTAGTCGCCGTACGGCCATGAATGATTAACTCGCCGCCGTTGCTAGCCAATTTGCCATGTAGTTTTTTAAATCCTTTCACAAATGGTAAAGGCTCAATCTGTATATCCTCTAAACTAGGAGTAGAAGATTTTACATATTGCAAACGGCCGCTAGGACTTATCCATGCTGCGCCGTATCCGTCATGCTCAGTTAAGGCCATGTTTTGCCATGCCTTGACGATAATAGAGCCTAGCTCTTTCGGATTGTGTTTAGTCATGATTAATAGTTTACACATATAATATTATCCTTTTTTGGTTTACTCTGATTCGGTTGAAGGTGTAGTTGATGCGTAGATACGCGGGTTTAATTCTTGATGACGTTTGAGCCAATAGCTGCGCTCATACTCGCACAGAGGGATTAAGGACAAGGCGGCAACGCCTTCCACGCCGCTAGGCGGTGCTTTAATAACCATAAGTGTCTCTAGCAAACGAATCCACGAGATGATTTTAGTATAGTCCGTTGTTCCAGAGTGAAGGCGAATCTCTAGCGTCTTTTTATCATAGTAGGCGCGCATGTTGACCGCGCGATATCTGTCATTGCCGCTAGGAGATATTCCAAAGGCGCAAAAATTGCGGCCACTGTTCGACAAGCCGCGCCTAGATTCGGGCACGAATTCGCGCAGCGCGTAGAGCCATTTATCCAACTTTTTGGCGAGTTTTAAAACCTCGTCTTTTGAGCGACCGCGGCAATCTAAATGAACATGCAAACCACACGTCTTATTAACAGTATGAGTGCCTTTAATTAAGTTAGTAAACTTATTTAGACGCAGCTCTAACTCACTGCGCTTTAAAAGCAGCCTAAATTCCACGCCGTTTTCAGATAAGCTGCCGTCCTCGCCTTCGCGTGCCCAGTATGGTAACTTGTCTTTTAAAAACTCGCCGTAGCACTCAATTTCAATGCCAATGGCGCGGTCATATTTATACACGTCGGGGGTAAGCGGTTTCGCGCGGATTTTTTCCAAAAACGCGTTTTTAACACTGCTTAATTCCCTAGCCATATTTTCGCGGTCTCGTCTGACTTCGCGCATCTGTATTAAACTTCTAGTGAGTTTATTTCCATGCGAGCTTAATATATTTAAAAGCTTAGATTTAGACATAAATGCGTTTTTTATAAAATAGCGCACATTATCATCATGTAGCCATAGTATGAGCGTTTGCTCTGTTTCGAATTTATAAGGAATAGGTACATTGCAAGAACCCGAATTAGAATTAGCGAATGTAATAGTGTTTGTAGTAGTATTCATTGTTGAATCGTCATAGTTTAAAATATTCTGACTGAATTTTAACTCGTCATACCCATTAGTGGGGCCTTGTAGTTCGATTTCAGTATTGAAATATCCACTACCACGACCTTCGCCACGAAACCATTCGCCAAAACCGCTTCGATTTTCGAAATACTCGAATGAGCGAATCGCGCGCTCTTTTAGCCAAGCGCGGCGGCGTTTTTCTAGTAGTTTTTTTATCTTCGAAGCTTTCATAGTTTAGCTGCCTTCCTAGCCGTAAAAGGCTCAGTTAAGCCGGCTTTGCTCAGTATAGCTATTCCAGCGTCATTAATACTTAATAATTGCCAGCCCGCTTTAATGAAAGAGTCTAGCGACTCTGATTTGATATCAACGTAGTATAGTTGCATTGTATTTGTATTTGTAACCGCAAACCATTTGCAGTCGCTTATGATTGAAAGGTAGTCACGTTGACTACGCAAGCTAATTGTCCCGCTTTGTCCCGATTAGGTTGACGCGTCTATTTTCGGTATTCTCAGAGGTAAAAAGCTTATCTCTGTCCTCTTGTCCTATTGTCCTTATTATATTTAATAGATAATAAAGTATAAAAATATATAATATATATACAGTAGAAAAACTTTTTAAAAATAGAGGCCTTTAGACCTTCGGGACAAACTAGCAACCGCCAATGGTATTACTTTACAGTAAAGCCGAATTACTTATACAGCTTTACAGTAAAGTACTAATAACTGTTAAGGCGTCATGCTGTATTAGTGTTATAGATACACTGTTTTTGTAAGTTTAAATCGGATACAGTATTCAATTACCAACTACACGTCTGTTCGCCGTATCCGCTATAAAACTACAAAACCGCATCGCGTATTGGCTTTTTAACTACAACGCACAATAAACATTATGTTAAATATNGACACCACTACCCTACCCTATCGCCTAATAGGTCTGTAAAAAAGGATTGTTATTTTTGACGACACCCTAGTGTATGTATAATATTATCAACAATATACGTTAGTCAACGTACCCCCTCACCCCCTCAATCCCACACCCCTAGTCCCCCAAAATTTCGCGTAAAATTCAGAGGTAGTCAACCTAACTACCCTACCTCCCGCACTCCCCCTTGGCAAAAATCGCTACAATTTACCAAGTTTGTCAACATATACCCTTGACACCCCCTACCCTACCCTACTTAATCCATGGTATGCCTAAATTGATAGAGGATGAATTTACCCATTTACCCCTTTCTAGACAAAGGAAGTACCAGTTGCGGAAGCAAAAAGTTAATTGCTGCCGTACCTGCGGTAAACCTATTGATATTTTATTTAGCCCCCAGTACTGCCCTATTCATTATGAAGCTCATAAGGTTTTTGCTAGAACCTCTAAACAGAAGAGAGCTAAGATTAAACGTGAGAAAGCTGAAAAACGTGAGATGAGGCAACTGGCTAAAGATTTAATCGGATGAACTCAAATAATCATTTACGCGCAGCGGCATTTATAGTCATGGTATCTATAGTTTATATTTGCTATGCCCTGTATCACCTCAAATGACCGCTAAAGAAATACAAGAAGTTAAGCTACTTAGAAGGATCCGCTCTTGGTTAATTGAACACCCGGGGGCTACTGTTACCCAAATACACAACATTTTTCATTACGATGTAACCCCACTCTACGAGATGGGACTTGCAAAATACAAGAAAGACAAAGATGGAATCACAAGATGGTACGTCAACGCCTCAAATTCTAAACCGTGGAACTGTTTCACCAGAGCAAAAAAGAGCAACGCTAAACATGGCGAGTAAAGACCTTCCACGCACGAGAGCTTTATTTGATACCGCGATTAGTCCGACAAAGTTAATAGCTATAGCCCGCGTACATTCAAGTAGGGCGGTAGAAGTGTTAGCTGAGATCATGGAAGATGATGTGCAACCACCCGCGGTTCGTATAAAAGCAGCTGAGTTGTTACTGGAAAGAGGCTATGGTAAAACGGCACAAGCAGTGCTCGTATCCACAAACGATGGTAATAACCTCGTTGGCCCTCATTCGCTATCGATTGCTGAGAAGATAGCAGCTTTAAAGGAAGCATCGCAAAAAAGTAAAGACGCTCCTATTGACTTGGAGCCGAGTGCTGCGATAGAAATTTCAAGTGAAGTAATTGAAGAAGACCCAATAGGATAAAAATGAACCCATACGCAATCTGGATACCAAGCAACACAGGCCGACACTTAAAAACATTCGCTACACTCGATGAAGCGCATTTGTTCATCATCAAGTTTGGTGGTGGGCTTGAAGTGATACCGAACACGTTTGAAAACTTTTGATGAAGAACGCTGATCAGTTCATCGGCTTTTGGGAGTATTTCCGTGATGTGTTTGTACCACTAAACAATCTGGAGCTTCCGCTTAAACCTTTACACAAAGGAGCTGCGGAGCTTTTGGAAAAAGCGGTACTTGGAGAACTAAATAAGAGTTTTATTATTGTTAACATTCCCCCGCGCGTAGGTAAAACTAAACTACTCGAGGCTTTATCGACTTGGACATTAGCATTTTTCCCCGATGCACAAATAATCTATACCTGTTATTCAAATGAACTCGCGACAACGTCAGTTAGATACATTCAACAAGTTATCGATTCTCCATGGTACAAGGAACTATTTCCAACTGCTCTTGGAAAAATCAGGCAATCTGACCATTTTACAACAACGTCTGGTGGTAAGGTCTATGGTGACGGCGTTGGTGGTTCTCTTACCGGACTGGGAGCTGGACTCAAGCGAAGAGCCGGAGGATTTATCGTCATTGATGACCCTGCTAAACCAGATGAAGCTCTCTCTCGAGTCGAAGGAGAAAAGCTCAGGTTCTGGTTTGAAAACACGCTCAAAAGCCGCCGTAACTCGTCACAGTTCACGCCGATCATAATTTGTGCGCAGAGACTGGCTACGGATGATTTGCCGGGGTTCGTAATGGAAAACTACCCGAATGACTGCGAGATTATCCGCTTTCCTGCCCTAGTTGATGGTGAAAGCCAGATCCCCGAGACAATATCGACAAAAGACTTACTTGATACGCAGAGAGTAAATCCTTTCGCGTTCGCTGCTCAATACCAGCAAGAGCCTACCATCATGGGTGGTAACTTAATTAAACTGGCTGATTTCAAATATTACGATCAAACCGATCTGCCTAAGATAGAACTTAAGATAATGACTATCGATACGGCGTTAAAGTCAAAAGAAGCAAACAATCACTCGGTTGCACAGGTCTGGGGCAGATCGCAGCACAGGGCGTTTCTTATAGATCAAATTCGTGGAAAGTGGTCGCCGAACGATATGTTGGTTGCCGTGAGACGATTATACGAGAAACACAACAGATCTGGTAGTCCGATGAGCTATGTGGCCGTGGAAGAAGCTGCAGCGGGTTATAATCTGATGATTGAACTTCGTAAGCGTGGCATACCCGCGAAAGGTATTATTCGCATAAAAGATAAAGTAAGCCGTGTTAAGATGGCTTTACCCTATCAGCAGACAGGTATGGTGTATTTACCTAGACAAGCGAGCTGGTTATCGGCTTTTGAGATAGAACTTGCTCAATTCCGCGAAGATGGCAAATCCAGCCAAGATGACCAAGTGGACTGTTTTTCTGATGGAGTAAGTCTTTTACTTGGTAAAGCTACTTCAATCTTGCAAGTTTTGGGTCAGAAGAAGAGGAAATAGCTATGGATGATGTTCTCCCCTTCAGTATTTCGGATGTGGTGTTTAGAAAGATATCCGATGAGCCGGGGATCATAATTGGTGTCATTTACCGCGGAAAACCGCCGAATCAGGTAATGCTTTACCAAGTCACATGGCAGGACAACCATACCGAGGATCATTACGCTTTTGAACTACAAAAGGAAAAACCCGGCTTTGATATGGTTAGAGCTTTGGATGACTAATCTGTATTGACATCTTACCTACAGGTCTTCAACGCCTTTAATGAGGGGCGGTGTCACGCGGACACAGGTGCACGGCGCATCGGGGAAACGGCTGGTATCCAATCCAACTCCCTCTTTATACTTTGGGAACCATTTCGGTGATTCCAAATTTAGTTTTGCCCTCGGGTAAGAAGAATTGCAGGATACCAGTAGTTTTTATGTGGTCTAGCTGTATTTGCGAATCGGCGTAGATCTTATACCCTACTTCACGGCAAATCTTACAAAAGTAAAAATCCTCGCTATATCTGCGTCCACCTAAAGTTCCCATCCAGAAAAACTCGGTAGCGGTCTCTCCGCGGAAACCTACGTCCTCTATGGTAAAATTCTGGCATAATCCGCTCACGGCAAGTGTATTTATCACTTCTGAGTCTATGCACATGAAACCTGTGCAAAGTTCCACAACTTCCCAAAGTTCGGGAAATTCCTTAGACCAGCGTAGCCAACCGTTATAAGACCAGCTTAAAGTCTTGCCTAAGCGTGGATAAAGCCCGCCTACGATACCTACAGGGTATTGAACTACCCTAAGTATGTCATCGGCAGTAAATTTTACATCTGAGTCAATAAAAAGGAGTTTGCCACAGTCGGAGTGGCGAGTGCGCCACGCATGAATCAATAAATTGCGGGCATGGGCTACATCGCATCCCCCCATTGGTACTATGACAAACTCAAAGTCTTGCAGTCCTGACGCTATGAGGGACATAAGAGACATACTTGTCTCCCATCTGGTAGAGCCGTCCCCTATAGCCATACCGATCATTATACGCTTTTTACTTGGAGTATTTGTTTGCATGATACATTTAATGCTTGAAAGACTTATATCCATACGTCAAGAGATTTTGAATACATGACACCCGCGAGCAAAAGGGTAAACGGTTTGAATGAACTTTTAGAAGGTATCTTCGCCGGCGACCCCACAGGACAACAAACCATTTCCCTGCCATTCACCCTTGCAGAGAGTAGCTCCTACACGCCTTTAACGCTCAATCGTATCTTACTTTCTTACTCATTTATGAGTATCGGTCTAATTCAGACCGTGATTAAGCAACCAGTTGAAGACGCGTTTCGTGGTGGTATTGAGATTATTTCGGATGAACTCGATGAAAAAGAGATCGATTTAATCCAAAACATGATTAAGCGGACTCGCACCCGCAGTACTAAGTTTAAACGTCCAATTAATCCAAATGCTGCAATTCACCGCGGGGTGTCCGATATTGCAACAGCAATGAATGTTTTAGACTGGAGCCGTCTTTATGGTGGTGCAGGTCTAATTATTAACACAGATCAAGACTTTCAGACAGAATTAAACGTAGATAGTATCAATGCCGATACTCCGCTTGAATTTATCGCAGCAGACCGCTGGGAGCTAATTCTTAGCCAAACTAACATTTTCGATGAGCGTAACCCAGTTCCATTCAATTTTTATGGAATCCCACCTCCACCGTTCTCGCGTAATCAAGGTTCTTGGTGTAGAAGCTCCTTCTTACATTCGTTTACGCTTACAGGGCTGGGGTATGTCTGAAATTGAGCGTTGTATTCGTGCAATCAACTCTTTCACAAAATTTGAAAATCTAATCTTTGAATTACTCGATGAAGCAAAAATCGATGTATTTAAGATTCAAGGCTTCAATGATAGCCTTTTAACCCCTGAAGGTACTAGCAACACACAAGAGCGTGTGATGTTAGCTAATCGTCTTAAGAATTACCAGAACGCTTTAGCGATGGACGCTGAAGACGATTATATGCAAAAGCAGCTTTCATGGGGTGGTTTAGCAGAAATCTGGGAACAACTACGCTTAAACTTATCATCGGCACTAAAGATTCCGATGAACAAACTATTCGGCCAATCAGCTACAGGCTTTGGCGGTGGACAAGACGCACTAGAAAATTACAACGCGATTGTAGAACAAGTCCGCAATGACGCGGAACCAGTATTAACCGAGATCATTGATCTGCGGATGAAGCAAGCTTTTGGGTATATTCCTGAGTATCAAATTAAGTGGCAGCCTCTGAAAGTTCTTGATGGTGTCCAAGAGGAACAGGTCAAGACTTCAGTGCAAAACCGAATCATCCAGCAATTCCAAGAACGTCTAATCACAGGTATCGAAGCTTCAAAGATGCTTAAAGCCGAAGATTTATTACCAATGGATACGGAAGTATCTCAAGGTATTCGTGACGTTGAGCCTATGGCAATGGTTGAAATGACGGCGGCTAAATCTCAAGAAAATAAAAAGCCTGAAAAAAGTGATAAGTGAAACGAACTCTAGCCCCGATCGTTCACAAAGATCAATATACTGATCTTATTGAAGCCGACCTTTTGGAATATCTAAAAGAAGTCGTCTTTGATCCTATATTTGAAGAAGCTAGAGAAGAAGATCTTCCTATCAGAGAAAATGATACGGAAGTATTAAGGCTAGCTTTAGAAAGTGGTCAAATTTGGTATGCCGATGGCGTATTTACTGGCAACTTTAATGCAGCCATTTCTAGGGAACTTCGTAAGCTAGGAGCTGTAAAAGTTGGTAATGGCTTTCAATTAGCCCAGCAGGACATACCGCTTAACTTAAGACAGGCTATTATGGCCTCTAAAGCTAAGTCCGAAAAGCTACACAAGGCACTTATTGTGCTTTTAGAGGTTATGGCGGTTAATTTGTTATTAGCACCAACTGGTATCAATTTCTTAAATACGGTTGACAGAATTGGAACAGACCTTCAAAAGCAGTTTTTAGACACAGTAACCGACATTAAGGGTATTACGGTATCTTCTGAAGTTCCTGCGGGAATTTTGAAGTCTATGCGTGAACGCCTTGTAGAAGGAACTGATTTCGAAATCAAAAATTTTACCTCTGAATTAACTCAAGAACTTCGTGCTAAAGTTCAACAAAATCTTTTCGCTGGTGGCAGAGCTGATAGGCTTCAAAAAATCCTTGAAGCAGAATATGGTATTGCCAAACGTAGAGCAAGATTCATTGCTGAAAACGAAACCAGTCTTGCAGTCAGTCTGTTCAGACAAGAAAGATATAAAGAAATCGGCAGCACGCAGTACATCTGGGGCACGTCCCATGACGCGAAAGTCCGCAAAGACCACGAAACGCTCGACCAAAGAGCTTTCAGCTGGTCAAGCCCTCCCATCGTTGATACAGCCACGGGTCGCAGGGCGAATCCGGGCGAAGACTACAACTGTCGCTGCGTTGCAATCCCGATAATAAATTACAATGACTGACGTATTAGAAGCATCAACAACACAATCATTCCTTCGCACTGCTGAAGGAGATAGCTTATTGCGTTTCAATTTTACCACCGCGTCTAAATTCCGTTCACGTTTTATTGAACCCGGGATTATCTCCTATGCAGATATGCAGAACGGTGGTATTGAACTTCTCAGAAAAGAGACCATAGACAAGTGCCTACAAACTGCTGTAGGAAATCCACTCACTATTGGTCATGTAGATATTAGCCAAGTCGATCGTACCGAAGTAGAGAATGGTATTGTTGAATCAGTATCCTACGATCCTAAAGACGGCTGGTATTATTGCGAAGGAACGGTTGATACCGATTCTGCTAAATCAAAAATGCGTGCAGGACTTCGCCCATCATGCGCGTATGAAGTAACCTCTTTCGGCCCCGGCGGCGTGTATCACGGTATTCGATACGAGCGTGAAATCACAGGGCTAAAATTTCAGCACCTAGCCATCGTGGAAAAACCCCGGTATGAAGGCGCTGTATTTCGTTTAAACTCGTTCGTTTCAAAATCAACTAACAATATGTTAAAGATATTCCAAAAAGCTCTTGAACGCCTTAATGGTGCTCAGGACACAAAGTCAGAAAAAGTAACAGAAATTCCGGGTGAGACATTAGTCGAAGTCGATGGCAAGTCGGTTCGTATGAATGATCTTATGTCCGTGTGGAAAACACAAAAAGGCCAAGTTTTCGAAGCATCAGCAGATGATGAAGTAGAAATCGATGGAAAACGTATCCGTATGCACGAGCTTGTAAATTGTTACCGCTCGTATGCAGCATCCTGTGCTTCTGGTTCAGATCATGCTCATGCAGGTCATATGAAGCACGAAGCTGGTCATCCTTCATCTGGTGGCGAAATGAAGCACGAAGCTAATGTTGATACACATATGATACATGAAGCTGCAATGAAAGGTATTCATAAGAATGATGAACCTAGCATGGAAGCAGTTCACACAACAGATAAAGGTGAACCTGATCCAGCAGATCAAGAAGAGCACAAGCGTGAAAAAACCGTTGAATCAATCAACCGCGATAATTCCGCTGCTCCAGCAGTCGCTGCTGCAATTCCAGTTGCATTACCTGCAGCTCCTGCAGCTAAATCCGAAGAATATTTCCTCAAACTAAGCAACGCTCGTGAGAACGCTGCTATATCAATTGTTTCTCCGTCAACGAAGAACGCTGGTAGTCTCTTGGATCGTGTCGTATCTGGCCAAAGCCGCTACGGTTCCTCCCCTGCGATTCCTAGCAAATAATCAACCTAATATAATATCATGGCTCAGTACACGCAAAATCAAAATCAGTTCGCCCAAACCCTTATGTTGGGTCAGGTGAGCGAAATCCCAAACCCAGATGTGGTTTCGGCTTTATTCAATCCAAGCTCTTCAGCAGTTCTTCAGAATGGTTCCGCTGTAAAGCTTATTACCGGCACATCTCCCGGTATCTTAATCGATGCAGTTTCTGGCCCAACAGATGGCCCAGTATTCGGCGTAGTTACTTACAACCTACGAAAGAACATTTACTCCGCTGGTGACACAATCGAAGTCGCAGCAGGTGGTAGTTATGTAGTTCTTGAATCATCCGCAGCAATCGCTCGTGGTGCTAAAGTTGTATCAACTGCAGCTACTACAGGTAACGACCCAACCGTTGCTACAGTTTCTTCAGCTTCCACTCAGTACATCACTGGTGTAGCTATTGACACTGCTACAGCTTCGGGACAACTACTCCGTGTTAAAATCTCACCTTCCTTTAACGGATCAGTTTAATAATTAACTAAAGGAATTTTAACCATGAAATCAGTATTTTTCCAAACAACCGGTTATGATGCACAGGGTAAGGCTATCAAAGAGCCAGTATTCTTAAAGCACACAAATAACCGCTCAATCTTCAAAAATGGTCTTCGTGAAAACGGTGTGGATCTACGCTTAAACGCTGCAGGCGATACCGCTGAAAGCGCAACAGGCTATCAGATCGTAACCGACACTCTGACCTACATCAAAAAGCAAATTTCCGAACAGAAGTTTTATGAAGTACCAATAGCGGACTTCATTCCAACAGCTGTAGGCGATGGTGCATTTGCTGCTAACTTACTAACAAATCGTACATACCAAGTTGCTGATGACTTCGAAACAGGTAACATCCGCACTGGTGCAAGCAACAGCCGTCTTGCTCAAGTAGACGTAGCTATCGACTCAAAGACTCTCAAGGTCGTAAATTGGGCGAAAGCAATTGACTACACGATTTTTGATATCGAACAAGCTCTCGTTGCTAACAACTGGGATCCAATCGAGCAAAAACACCGTGCACGCAAACGTAACTGGGATTTAGGTCTTCAAAAGATCGCTTTCTTAGGTTCCGCAGTTGATACAGGTGTTGCTGGTTTATTGAACAACACAACTGTTAATGTAAATACTAGCGTAATTACAGCTAACATCAATACACTAACTCCTGCTAACTTTGCTACATTTGTTGCTACGCTCTTAACAACCTATTTCAGCAATACGAATTCAACGGCTCTGCCAACACACTTCGTAATGCCATATAGTGATTATCTTGGATTGATGACACCAGTAAGTCCTACTTACCCAAACATCCCAATGATCAATTATCTTGAGCAAGCTTTCAAAGCTCTTTGTGGCCCTAACTTCAAGATCCTCCCATTAGCTTATTGCGATGCTACGAATAACACCGCAGCAGGTATCAACAAGCAAGTTTATGCTCTATACCGCTATGACCCAGAGTCAGTTCGTATGGACATCCCAGTAGACTTCACAACAACTCAACCTAACTCAATCAACAACTTCAGCTTTGAAGACGTTGCTTATGGTCAGTACACAGGTGTTGGTTTCTACCGCGCTCTCGAAACATTACTATTCACACATAGCTAATAACTAACATGGCTACATCCCCATTGCCCATTCGTACAGTCGCACCAGCAGATAGTGAGCTGGTGCGGCTTTACAATCAAACAGACCGCGCTTTTACACATGGACTTACTTTAGCCGATGAAAGGCATACAGTAATCCAGTATAAACTCGCAGCTCATTCTTTTGGTAAAGTTGCTCCTGAAGTAGCTTCAATGTGGCTCGAATGGTTTCCGAACCAAGTCGTAACCGCAGAAGAAGCAGTTACTGCAGTTCAGGGAGCGCGTAAAGAAGCAGATGTTGCCAAAGAACAATTAGCCGAAGCTCAGAAAAAGATAGAAGAACTACAAGCTAAACTCCCGAAAGAGAGTCCAGCACCAAAGTCTCGTAAAAAAGACATAGCATAACATGGCATACACCGTTCCAGCAGTCGCTGATTTTAAAGCCCAATTCGTTAGGGATTTCCCTTACGCATTGCCCGGCTATGGCGGCTCTGGAACGGCTGTTGTCAGTTCTGGCGTTATCACATCAGTTGCTGTTACAACCGCGGGTTCATCCTATTTAGTACCGCCAACAGTAACAATCACCGATCCTACAGGATCTGGTGCAACGGTCACTTGTACCTTGGGTGCAGGTGGATCGATTACAAATTTCTCAGTTTCTTCAGGTGGCTCTAATTATACTGCCCCTGTCGTAGTATTATCGGGTGGTGGTGGCGATGCCAGCAACCCCGGAAAAGTCCAAGATGCAGACATCAATACTGGACTTGCATTAGCTTATGTTAATTGCAATCCTGCGTTTTTTCAGACGCAGCAACTTTATACTTTAGGCTTTCTGTATTTAGCCGCTCATTACATGGTAGTAAACTTGCGTAATTCTATGCAAGGCATAGCAAGTAAATACAACTGGCTTACATCTAACCGCTCTGTTGGTAGCATTACTGAAGGGTATGAAATCCCAGAGCGTGTTCGTAAGTCCCCTATTCTTTCTCAACTTAGTACCACTACTTATGGTGCTCAATATCTCACGATGACCATCCCACAGCTCATCGGCAATTACGCTACTTTCTATCGTCAAACACTGCCGTGAGACCTCCAATAAAACGTGGTTCAATTTCTTTAAAAGCTGGAGACGTTTCTTTGGATCTTTCTGGTTTAAAGATGCTACAAGCTAACCTTGATAAACAAGGTAAGATGCACTCGGAAGTGGGTATTTTCAGAAGTAAAGCTTCAAGACAAAATACTCAAGGTCACAATTTAAGTAATGCTGAAATTGGAGCAGTTCACGAATTTGGTAGCCAATCAAGAAATGTACCTCGTAGGTCTTTCTTATGGGTTCCATTAATTACTCAACTTCGCAAGCGTTTAGCTAAAATTGGAGATGATGTATTTAAAGCTTTATCAGAAGATAAGAGCCTAAAACCTGCTTATCAAAAGCTCGGTTTAGAAGCTGAAGCAGTAGTAGATGGTGGTTTTGCTTCCAATGGTTATGGTAGGTGGCAGGGTTGGACAGGTATGGATAAAAAGTCCACACGCTATGGTACTCGGATTACTAATGCAGCTCGTAGGGCTGTAGGAGCAGAAGGTCTTATTGGCCCAATCCGTATGTCTATTTTAGTTAGAACTGCACAACTTCGTAGATCTATAAGCTCAAGGGTATCTAACAAATGATCGCAATCACTAACGCAGCCTCAGTTGAAGATTTTCGCACTACTGCGGTAGATTTTCCGCGTATGGACGGAGCTATGGGTGGCTGGATGCAATCTATAGTTTTAGGTCTAATTATTACCTTTATTGACCCTTTAACAGGTAAAGCCCAAGAAAGTACTCGTTCAATCACTACTGCGGGTATTTTACAGCCTTTTAATGATGAAGACTTAAAAATCCTTCCAGAAGGCGATCGTTCATGGATTTGGTATAAACTTCATGCTTTACCTACTTTAGTCCTTAATACTAACGATAAAGTCAAATTGCCCGATGGTAATAGCTATCGAGTAATGTCTAAACGCGATTATAGTCTGTATGGCTATGTTGAATACAACCTACAAGGAGATTATGTCACAGCCTGATACAATTTCCTTATTAGTTCAGCTTATTA